TGCGTTTACTAACCATTCTTTTTCATTGAACATCGTTATGCTCCTCAAATTGAAATTTAAAGACCCTTTGGCAGAATAAGCACTGCTCGATATAGGTTTCCCCATCATCAGACAATGCGACTGTCCTAGCCCCATCTAAGGGGCAGGAAAAGGGGTTATCCACATCTGCGTAGAAAACCCCCTCCATTACTCAAAATCCTTTGGCACGACTACATCGTATTTACGCAACATCTCAATGGCTTTATGGGATAAGCACATCACCCCATCGTATTCAGTCAGTGTGCGTATGCCAACTGGATCAATCGAGAACCACAAACCAATATGCTCAAAACCCACATCTTCAATGTCCCATTCAATGAAGCCAGTAGCATCATCATTAAAGAACAATTCCATTGTGGATTCGTGTGTCCCGATATCCCTCTCGCCCCATGATCCCTCCATAATCAGTGGCTCGGTGAACTTCATAACTCCGATTGAATAGGTAGCCATCTCAATACTCCGATGTGAGCATCAAAACATTGTCGGTCAGGAAAAACTTGTAAAGACCATCAGGGCAGTCAGTGTGGGGAATGTTGCGTTGAACCAAGACTTTGCAATCTCCGTCTTCCACGCAGATATCGCCAATGCCATCCTCAACTGCCAACTGGATGGACAAGAATGGCTCTTTCTTTGTGAGGGGATAATATTCAGTGGCAACAATGTCCAAGAACCAATACGCACCTGCCTGATCTGCAAAGTATTGAACCCCATCGGTGTGAACCAAATTAGGATTAAACAGGAATGTGCGGTGATACGCTTCAGTGCCGTAGAACTGGCTTAAATCAATTTTGTTTTTTGTTTCCATAATTCATTTACTCCTAGCAGTTTGTCAAAGACCCATCACTGGGTTTCGCCTATTCAAGGCTCATCGGTTTGACTTGGTTAAAAACTCAGCGACTAATTCTGCTTCATCTTCATACTTGAACAGTGCCATTACTTCTCCGTTTGAATCCTGAATGGCATAAGGGAATTTAGGATCACTGCAAGCAATTACTTCAAAAGTGTCGAACATGATTAAAACCCCCTGTAATTGTCGGGGTTGTATTCCCGTTGGTGGGCATAACCCCCCACAGGCTCATTGATCCAGTTTTGAAGTGCTTGCATGGCTTTAGGCAGATCAAACTGGGCTTCTGATAAGACTTCTAGGATGTCCCCATCCAAGAAGCAATCATTGATATCTTCCCAAGCACAATCAACTTCTGCCCTAGCACTGGCGATCATACGCACTGCATTGATTAGGATTTGTTCGTTCATACTGTTTGCTCCTCATGGTTAGATTCCCACATAGCCAAGATGCACTCGATCTCCCTGAACTGCTCAATGGTCAAGTTAATGAAATTGGTTTGACCCAGTGGAGACTGGATCTTCATACGGATTTGGAAGTCATCACGCAGGGATTCCACCACCACATCGGTGGGCAGAACTTTCCAAAACTGGTTAGAGATATAGGTTTCTTGATTCATGTCCAACTCCTTAAAATGTTTTAACCCAAATGCGGGAATTGTCTGCAAGGTCATACAGATCAGCCATGATGTAGTCAATCTCTGCGGTGTCATCAGCATATGAGAAAGACTCAGCGATCTGCTCTAAGTCTTCAGTGATGCCACTGCGATCTGCCCAAGACTGGTGTGTTTCAATGAACAACTGGATGCGAGTAGATGCCCTCTTAGCAAAGGTAAGAGCATCCTCAGTCTGCTCAAAGCTTTCCATCAGGTCAGTGATATCCAGTGTTTGTTTCCAATTAGCCATTTGATTCTCCTAGCGTTGTTGTCAATGACATCCTTTCGGATGTTTCGGGCATTAGCCCATCATCAGATTGACTGGTTAAGCTTCCACTGGATTCATAACGAACCATGTGAGATTGCCCATAGCTAACTGCTCTAAAGCTTCGGACACTAGAACCCTACACATCTTGAGGGTTGTAGCCCGATATTCCTTGCCACACACAGTAGCAGTCCATACATTTTTGTATTTCCCAGTGCGAGTCAGAACTCGCTTCTTGGTATATACAGTAAGGGTTGTAGCCCTATCGTAGTAGTGTTCAGTGGTCATATTTTTCTCCTAGCAGATGAATTAAATTTGAACTACCTAGTAATTAGATCATGAAATACTTGACTTGCACAACTTTATTTAAAATATTTTTTAGCCCTTACTGGATAAGGCTTGCAGGGCGATTGACTGGTGGTTAAAACCCGATACTTGTGAATCAGTGGGCAGAAAAGGATAAAGCAGGGGATTGTAGAACCCTAAAAGGCGGTGGTTTGTAGATAGCGAAGCGGAACAGTGTGGATACTGCTATAGAGAGAAAAACACATAGAAGGAGTAATACTTGATGTCCTTTATAGAACTGTCCTATACTCAGGGGTAATGAATACTCAGGTGATACCTATGAAGAGACTAACCAAGAAAGAGATAGCTGAAGGCATGAAGGCAGTGCCGATTGAGAGGATTATTCTAGGTGCTACCAGTGCCAATGGAATCAAGCTTACCAAGAAACAAAAGGCTTTCGCAGAGTCTGTAGTCGCAACTGGGAACAAGTCTGAAGCTTACCGATTGAGTCATGACACTAAGGGCAAGCGGACTACAGTAGCCAGTGAAGCCAATAAGCTTTCGAAGAACCCTAATGTTGCCACTTACATCTTGGCTCTAGAAGCCCATAAAGAGGTGGAGGAATATCTATTACCTGCTCGTTTGAGGAGCATGGCAATCCATAAACTATCCTCAATGGCTCTCAATGATGCCCTGCCACCTGCTCAACAACTCAAAGCTTTGGAGCTTGTGGGCAAGATGAGTGATGTCCAACTCTTCTCTGAAAGGCGTGAGGTGGTGCATAGCCTAGACTCTTCAGTCCTAAAGGCAAAGCTATTGGAAGCGGTGCAACTTGCTATTGCCAACAGTAAGAACATTAGGCAATCAACCAAGAGGACGGCTCAAGAACTACTGGCAGAGATTAGTGAACCAGTAGATGTAGAGTCTCGTGAGGTGCAAGAGGAGGATAAAGAAGAACCAAGTGTTCCTAACAATGATGGGGATGGCATCGTGGATGGCATTTCCCCGACCCCACACACCCCCACTGCCCAATTTTTTCCCAGCGATACGGCTGGTCACTTGCATAGTAATCCAGACAAAGAATTCCGTTCCAATCCGTCAACCCTAACACCTGTTATAGTTGAAAGTCCTTTAGAATCAAATACTTCCGAGGCTCTAAGGGAAAACCCTAAGGGGGAGGGGGTATCAAATTTGGGACAACCGCCACTAAAAATTTCTACAGAAACACCCCCCATATCAAATTGGGTAGAAAATGACGGGGGGGTAGTAAAAAATGTTTAACGGGGACATTCGTAAACAAGAAGTAGAGTTGGTTATGGCTAGGGTTAGAAAGATGTCCTTAGCTCAAATGAAATCTTTGTATCACCAGATAGCCCAGCATCACGATGCTCTAGTGTTAAAACTTGACCCTAACTGGGTTAAGGGGGGCGGCGGGGGGAATATATGAGATCAGTACACGCTATAGAGAAAGACATTACTAGGATAACTAACATCCTTAAAAGCCTGTTAATGGAAAAAAAATTAACTGTACAACAACTGGCGGGGTTAGAAGCTAGTTCGCAGATTTTGACGGAAAAACTAATGGAACGGCTAAAACACCATGAGGACTGTGGCAAATGACACCAGCGCAAAAAGAAACCTTTCACATCATTGAGAAGTGGTGGGCAGACTATGGGTTTGGTCCTACGATAGATGACATCATGTTTATGACTGGCGAAAAGGGTCGAGGGAACGTGGCTCGTAAAATGAAACGGTTAATAGAACTGGGGATCTGCAAGGGGGACACACGCTATACCCGTAGTATTCGTCCTTCTTATATTAAATTCAGGAACTTAAATGGATGAGTTAATGCAGATTCTGAGCTTGCTGCCTGAGGAGGAGCAAGAACCACTGCGCCCCCTAGCAGAGGCTTATCAAAATGCCGTTACCCGTGAAGAAGGTCAGATTGACTTTATGACCTTTGTGCAGACCATGTGGCCTGGGTTTATCCACGGACAACACCATGCTTTGATGGCTACCAAATTTGAGGAGATTGCCAGTGGAAAAACCAAACGTCTTATTATTAATATGCCGCCACGTCATACAAAATCCGAGTTTGCATCTTATCTCCTTCCTGCTTGGTATCTTGGCAGATTCCCTAATCGTAAAATTATTCAATGTTCCAACACTGCTGAACTGGCAGTAGGTTTTGGACGGAAAGTGAGGAACTTAGTTGACAGTGACCGCTATACGAAAGTCTTTCCAAATGTCGCTTTGCGATCTGACTCTAAGGCTGCTGGTCGTTGGGCTACTAATGCCAATGGCGATTATTTTGCTATTGGTGTGGGCGGTACTGTTACTGGTAAAGGTGCAGATCTGCTTATTATTGACGATCCACACTCTGAACAAGAAGCCGCAATAGCCGCAACCAACCCCGAAGTTTACGATAAGGTATATGAATGGTATGGATCTGGTCCTCGCCAGCGTCTCCAGCCTGGAGGATCAATCGTAGTTGTGATGACCCGTTGGTCTAAGCGTGACCTAACAGGTAAGATCTGCCAATCCATGATTGACCGTGACGGTGATGAATGGGAGATTATTAGCCTTCCAGCTATCAAGCGTAACGAGAAACCACTATGGCCCGAATTCTGGTCTTATGAAGAACTGTGTAAGTTACGGGAAGAATTACCGCTTCCTAAATGGCAAGCACAGTATCAACAAGACCCAACCTCTGAAGAAGGTGCGTTAGTTAAGCGAGAATGGTGGCAAATTTGGGAAGCAGAAAGACCGCCTCCTTGTAAATTTATCATTCAGTCTTGGGATACTGCGTTTACTAAAAACGAGCGTTCTGACTACTCAGCTTGTACAACCTGGGGTGTCTTCCACAAAGACGAGAACGAGAACGACCCGCATATTATTTTGCTTGATGCCTTAAAAGAACGGTTAGAGTTCCCAGAACTTAAAACCCGTGCCTTTGAGATGTATAAAGAATGGGAACCTGATGCGTGTATTGTTGAGGCAAAAGCTTCTGGATCGCCACTTATTTTTGAATTAAGGCGTATGGGCGTACCCATTCAGGAGTACACTCCTACTCGTGGTAATGATAAGATTTCACGGGTAAATGCTATTTCCGACTTGTTTGCTTCAGGTAAGGTCTGGTGTCCTAGAAAACGCTGGGCAGAAGAAGTCGTAGAAGAACTGGCTGCTTTCCCAAATTCAGACCACGATGACTTAGTGGACTCTACAACGCAAGCTTTGCTCCGTTTTAGAAAAGGTGGCTTTATTAATTTGCCTACGGATGAACCCGATGAACCTCGTGAGTTCCGTAGAAAAGTAGCCTATTACTAATATTCGGAATAGAATAAACAAACTTAAAAGGAACACCTATGCCAATAGATAAAGCTCTCTACGCAGCCCCACAGGGACTAGGCGCAATTGAAGGACCAGATATTGAGATTGAAATTGAAGACCCTGAGGCAGTCCGTATTGACATGGATGGAATGGAAATTGAAATCCGTCCAGGCGAAGAAGAAGATTTTGGCGAAAACTTGGCAGAATTGCTTTCAGATTCAGTATTACAAACTTTAGGTTCTGAGTTAGTAGAAGACTT